ACCACCAGCCTTAGGAAGTGCTGCATCTGCTGTCACACCATCTGCGGCTACGTCACGACCATCTATAGTAGAGGTGGTGGTTAATGCGCTATTAAGCGCGACCGCCCCATTAATGTCTATAGTAGTGGCTGCAATTTGTATTTCAGTATCTGCCACAATATCTAGCTGGCCGTCTACGCTGGAGTTAATGTATATGGCGGCATCACGGAATTGCACCTTCTGTGCATTATCCATGTCGATATCCGTGCTGCCAGAAGTGTTGCCAATAGCAAGGACTTTCGAAAGCGTATCGACCGTGGCTACCTGTGCGTCAACATACGCCTTAATAGACTGCTGAGTGGCCAGTTTGGTGGCGCTGTTAGACGCCATGTTGTCTTCGTCTTTGATGCCGGTAACCGTCGCGCCATCGGCGGCGATGTTAAGGCTAGTGTTAGCAACAATTGTTGTACCAGTAACCGCCGCAGCGGTAGATCCACCAATCGTGGTCGAATCCATCGTGCCACCATTGATGTCTGCCGTAGTAGCCACTATTCCGTCAACCTTTAAGTTGGCGTAAACGTTAATGACAGTAGCCGTACTTCCACCACCGCTGAATTTAACCAGCACATCAGTGCCCGCAGCAATCTCAAGGTCGCGGGCCGCGTCATACGTTCCTTGGAAAATGAAAACTGATCGACTACCCGCGAGACTATTGCGAATAAAGCATATTTTCTCCGCGTCGTTTGGAATTAGCTCAACATAAGCCGCTGCCCCTAAATCACCGCCATCGGCAAATTCAATCCATTTATTACGACCCGCAGAAGAGGCACCATTAGTAATCGCGATTTGATTAGGTGAGCCGAAAGAGCCTGCGGCGGCAAGGGTTATCGTAACGACGCCGTTAATGGCCTCGTCTAGGATAGTAGAGTTGTCATTGATCGTATCTCCCCACGTTCCCGACTGCTCACCGGTTGCTGGTTGTTCAATACCAAGATTGACGGTATATGTACTAGGCATTTCTAATTCCTCACGCTGCTATTTGTGTCCAATTTGCACTTTGGCTCGGCACTTCGTCCGACCATGTTGGCGACTGACTAGGTATTATCTCAGTATAGTTCGGATCTTGATCCGGCACAATACGCCCATAAACCAGCACTTGCCCCACAACACATGTTGCATAGACTCCTGTTACACTAACGATAGCGTCGGATTCAACCGTAACACTACCCACTTGCCCTGTTCCCGAAACACCACTAACAACGGTGTTTGCCTCGGCCACCACTGTAACAGAACCAATAGCACCTGTAACAGCAACACCTGTAACAATGGCGTTTGCATCTGCACTAATCGTGACGGAACCAATAGCACCTGTAGCCGCAACACCTGTAACAATGGTGTTTGCATCTGCACTAATCGTGACGGAACCCACGGCACCTGTAACAGCAACACCTGTAACAATGGCGTTTGCATCTGCACTAATCGTGACGGAACCCACGGCACCTGTAGCAGCAACACCTGTAACAACGGCGTTTGCATCTGCACTAATCGTGACCGATCCAACGCTGCCTGCGGCTTGTAGTCCCGTAGCCGGAACATTAGCCGCAGCAACAACACTTACTGTGCCTATAGTTCCGGTTGATGCAGGAAGTCCTTCATCTTGGCCCCATGGCCCACCGCCCCAACTTTGACTGGAAGAATTCCAACCTTTGAAGGAGACGGTTACATTAGCCATTAGGCTATCCGAATAATCGCATTACTGGCATCAGCCGCTGGAAAAACTACGGTAAAATCACCCGCCGTTGAAGTCTTATCTCCACCGAAATCCAACACTATTACAGCAGGGTTGGTGAGAGCGATTGAGGTTGTGTTAGGCGTAGTATTATAAATCAACGCCCCACGAGCCGTAATCGTAGCCGTTGACCACGTTGCATCAGTGAAATCAGTTAAAGCGGTAGTTCCAGAAGATGTCGGGTCTACCGCAGTTAATACCTCGCCGCCCGCCACATAACCTGTTCCGCTAGTTTCGTTGCTCGCTGAATACGCCGTTGTCGCCGCAGTCATCGTCGCCGAGTTAGTATAGAGAGCGATCTTAAATGTATCGCCGGTGGAAGCGTCGAAGTCGTGGGCACCATACATCAGTTCTTTCTTAAAACTGGTACACATGAAGTTTCCTGAAAAAGACATGGTCACATTCTCCTTATATAGTTAGCAAGCTCGGTATGGCCTGCGTCAGTTAAAGCGTTATGCACCGTCGTCCTATCAGACTTAATAGCTTCACGCATGTAAAATTCTAGGGTTTTTAGTAGTTGCCCACGAAAAGCATGGGCTTGCGCCCTAATGGCAGGGTTAGCGTCGTCCGAAATGGCAATAATTGAATTAGCGCATCTCTCCGCAATTTCCTGCGGGGTAAAACCTCGTCCGCTAGTGGTGTGTACATTCACCTTGAAGACAGGGACGGTTAGTTCTAAGGCGACGGCACTCATTGTTTAGGCCTGATTACTTGGCCAGTACGGTATTCGTCCGTTACTTCTTTAGCCTCACCTAACATCTTCATTCCAGTAAGCGCTTCGACAAACCGTTTCTCGTAAATGGCCATCATATCGGCTTCACCCTTCATGTATATGTACGCTTCTACCAAACAACCATATAATAAGGCTATCTCAGCGTTTGTACTAAGCCATGTTGTCGCAGATTCGGCACCAGCCGTCAAACTAGCCGGACGGTAGAAATAATGAAGCTCTACAGTATACGCGCCATCAGGGGTAGGGCCTAGTATAAAGTTATCTACGTCAAATACCGCATAAAACCGTGGATCACCCGTAGTGGCAGCTTTTGGGTTAAAAGTTTGAACGAAATCCGGGTCTTTAAACTGTAAAAACACGTGGTCGCTGTTTCCATCCACAAAAGATAGCGAAAAAGGCGCTAAAAAGTCACTGGGGGCCGCCAAAAACCGGTTACTAGCGGTCATTGCGCCGTTAACGTTCTTTCGGAACAGGCTTAATTGGACGTTCTTAAGGATTCTTTCCTCTGCCTGCGTAATAAAAATAGGCAAATTATTGACGAAAGACGTTTCGTTATTCTCGGTGTAGTCCTGAATAACTTGTTTAAGCTGTGCGTAAGTAAAACTCATGTTGTTACCGTCACTGATCCAGTTTGGCCAAAACCTTGTACCGGTCTTAAATTTGGTGCAATTACTAAAGGCAATCCAACGTAAACATCCAAAGGCTCAACCCTATCAGGTCGCGCATTTTGGAGTGCTTGAGGATCATTTACCTTACGGAAAGGTCCTAACTGAGGCTGTTTGGGTTCAAACTCATCTGGACCAACCAACAGGCCATTCCATTCTCGCTTCATTAAGCGATAGGGATAGCGAAATCCCGATCTGTCGGAGATAGCCCACGATTCCTTTCCAGAAGCAAACTTGGCCATCAGCCCCTCCCATAATAGTTGAACTGAGGTGCAACATTAAAGGATGCGCGGTCTCTATCTTCAGTAGCAGCTCTTTCAAACTCCTCCTCATAGAGTCCTTTTAGGACCTGAACGCGATTGGGAGCCCTTTTTAAGGCAATATAATAGGCTAAACCTGCCGCTAAACATGGATAAAACCTGAAGGGCATGTCCATTGTGTTCGTGTATATGTCCGCGTCGTCCATGCGCGTTAAAGCGTCGTAATAGACAACATCGGTGCTATTGTCCGGAACAGGCCAAAGCTTTAACTGAGGTGTAACTTGTCTATCTAAGAAAAATTGATTAACACGACCTTGTGTCGTTTTATTGGGTATCGTTAAAAAGCCATCCCGGCTCAACCGTAACAAAGAGAAATCCGTGCCGTCGCGTTGAACCACTACCGATAAAATATCAATAACGTCCGCGCCCACAGCATATTCGCCTGTTCCAGTGACCATCGGAAGAGTACGCTGTTTAATAGTCCATTGATTCAGACCCCGATTAGCCCAGTCTGCCAGCAAAAGGTTTAAAGACCGCTTTGCGGATTTTAAATCGTAACCCGTCCGAACTTCAAGACCGCAGCGTTCAAATGCCTCTTCGACATACTCTGCAACATCAAGTTCAAAATCTTTGCTTCCGGATGTAGCCATAATCCGTACCTACCTTTTTTTGTTTGCGGTTTTCGCCGACCGCTTAAAAGCTTTAGCGGTAGGAGCGCCTTTTGTTCCGGGCTTACGCATTTTTTCGTTAGAACCCGCTTTTATGCGTTTCTTTTTTGCGTTAATATTCGCATACAAACCCTTGCTTGCCATTAGGCATTCCTCACCGCGCACTTGCTTACTTTTCCGCCTTTGCGCATTTTCTGAACCATGCCACCACTACGCATCTTTTTAACCATGCCACCACTACGCATTGGTTTTGCACCAGCTTTAAGGGAAGGATTTCGTTTCTTAGGTTTTATCGCCATCTTTTAGCTTCCTATATAAGGTTTCTCTTACACCGTAAATGGTGCTTGCGTCATATTCAGCATCATAGCTATCATAATATCCTTTTTTAAGCAACTTGTCTGCCGCTTCTTGCAGCTTAGACAAACGCTGAACAAATATCATAGCATAAGGCTTTTCTACTAAAGGATCAAATTCAATTTCTTCCACAAAATCACTTGGTTCGTCTTCAGGATGAAAACCCATTAACCAGATGTCTTTGTCAATAAACATGCCTTCGGAAATTACTTGATTTAAGCTGTCTAAGTATTGGTGAAAATCGTCTGCATTTTTTACATTACCAAGATCAACTAAAACAGCTATCTCGTATTGTTCGTCAAACTGAGAAATACACGAATATAAAGATTGATAGTTATTTTCGTGATTAAAAATAATAGCTACTTTGTTTTTTATCCACGCACTACGGGCATACGGGCAGGGAGGTAAGTTGTTAAAATAAGGGTTGGGCTTTTCCAAAACACTTGAGGACCAAGCCTTTATTTCTTTTTCTATTTTTGCTTCCAAATCATCACTAAAAAAAGAGTTGTTCATGTCTAGGACAAAAATTTATGGATGATAGGCGCTATTATAATTAATACGGCAAGGCCCCATATCTTTAAGTCTAAAGCTTTTAAAGACAACTGTTGGGCCGTCGCAAATTGTTTTTGCTCACCTAACTTTTCTTCTATCCGTTGATAGCGTAAGTTACATTCGGATTCGTGCTTTTCTAACTTGGCTAAAACTTCTTTTATTTCCATAAGATCCCCGTCACGGCTTGTCGGTTTTTTTTACCTTGCGCTCGTGGTTGTTTTGTAGGAGGTGTTACCTGCGTAACCATAGCTACCTCAGTTATAAAAAACCGTGATGTTGGTGATGTTAGTCAGTACGGCATAACAACCTTCGTCAAACAACATCCCTTCATCAGGCAGGTACACGTTGTCATCAGTGGCATTAGCAAAAGCCATTGTCAGTAGCGTGGTGCCGCCCGATCCGCCGTTTTTAAGGGCAAGCGTAGGAGAAGTACCTGCCTGATAATGGATTGCTTTTATCCTAGAACGGCCCGCGAAAACATCTCCGGAAGCCGTTAGGTAAGTTGATTTTATGTCAGAGGCCATGAGTGATCTCTTCCTTAACTGTAAAAAACAGTAACCGACGTAATGGCGGTTAAATTAGATAGCCATATATCAGAAACTCGAATGCCATCAGATGGTATGTTAACCGAGTGCGTTACCGAGGCACCTAGATCCATGTCCAAAGCAACCGCGCCACCGCTTCCGTCCGTTATCGTAAGGCGTGGAGAACCAATCGTTGTTTGGACTTGAATCTGCCTAATCCGAGCGGGACCAATACCTAGTGACCCCGTTTCGGTTATGCGTATTGATCTTACATCTGAGCCTGACATGGGTTAATCTTCCTGTTACGCTGTGCGTGTGAAAACGTATGCAGTGGCGCTGGAGAACATGAGGGTGAATCGCGCCAAGCCGGTCGGTCCTGCTACAACAGACACATCACCAAACGAACCCGCCGTGGTAACTGCGGCACTCGATTTGATACCATTTACAGCCACAGCAATAGTCACAGTGCTTGCGCCTGCGGTGTTATCAACGGACAGCTCGAAAACATAACCTTGAGTTGCGCCTAGTTCCGCCCCGAGCAAAGTGCCGGTAGGCAGTGTTATGGTGGTTGCCGCAGCAGAAGTGCTGGTAATGTAGCCGGTTGCAACTTGAGCCGCTGTGGCTGTACCAGTGGAATTTACGGCTGCTTTTGTGTCGTGCGAGATTGTAACAGAACCAACAAGGCTTCCGATAAAACCATTAGTAGAAGTGACTGGACCCGAAAAAGTTGTATTAGACATTAGAAAATTCTCACATGCGAGTTAAAGTGAACCTGTCTGCATATCGTCAGTCGGGACTGTCAGATTCACCGGAATGTTTCCCGATAGGTTTAACATACCATTGTACCTTTTACCTGTCAATATTAAGCTAAAAAATGGTCGAAGCCTGCTTTTAGATAAAAATAAGTTTTTTCATGTCAATTTTTCCCCAAAAAAAGGGAGCCTAATTAGGCTCCCTTTCTAGTACAACAGTTTTGCGTAAAATTACGCAGCGCCGGGAGTACCGTAAACACAACGCCAATCGGATACACCGAAAGAGAAACGTTCACGTGCCTTAAAGCGCATGTTGCCGGTATCAAAGTCGCCTTCCATTGCCGTTTTAATGGCAGAACGGTTAAAGTATTTGAAGCCGTTAGGTGCATCAGTCTTAATGAAGAAAGCATCTGTGTCAGTAAGGAAGTGGTTTACCACCGCACCGTCTGGAAGCATTCCCATAGACTTCATTGCGTTATTGTCGTTATCCGCAGTACCAGAGCGCAGGTTCGAGTTAATAACTCGCTCTGCGATGAACTGAAGCTCTTTAGGTATAATAAGCTTCATGCCGCGAACAGCAATCTTCAAACCACGCTCATCTGTCATACCAGCAATATCAATCAACATCTGCTCTAACGAAGTTTCGTTAAGGTCGGCAGCAACTGCCAAGACGTTGGTTTGGTTACCCGATAAAGACGGATGCGCGGCTGAACAAAGTGCTGCACCATCGCCAACCGCATTGACACCAGCCGTGAACGCATTGTTCATGATTGCTGCCGCTTTGATTTGCTTAGTCTGGGCCATAGAGCGAGCCAGAGCTTTGGTGTAGCGCGATGCAAGACGATCATACAGATTGTCTTCCACTGCTTCCTCAGTAATTGAGAATGCAAGCGCAATGGTTTCGTGAGTGTAACGAGCGGTATAAGTCTCTTGAGCGTCGTCAAAACTGATGGACTGTCCCTCATTTTTAACAGGTGCTGTGGAGAAACCACCAAGCATTACTTCTTCTTCAAACGCTCTGTCCGAAGACTCTTCGTCAAAGATTTCAGTGTGCTCATTTTCGTAACGGTTGTATTCAAGTCCGAACAGGGCGTTTAAGCCGGGTTCAAGCTCTTTCGCTAGTTGTGCGCGAGAAATAGCCATGATCTAACCCTCCTATAGGCCCGTTGAAGTCGCAGTAGTCTGCGAATCAAAACGGCTTGTGTTAGCGTTATAATGAGCGTTAATACGAACGATCATCGGGATACCAGCGGCTGCGAAGTCGGTGTTACCTGCGTCGTCCTGAATGCCTACAATACGCAACGGCAAAGTAGCCGTAGTTGCAATTGTGGACACGCCCAAGGCGGATGTTGAGTTACCTACGCTCGAACCAGTTCGTGCGGAAGTTCCCAACGATGCGTTTGCGAACACTGCTGTTAGTGCGGTAGCACGATCAGTTAGTGATGCGTCAGACGCGACTTTAAACAACTGGTTTGGGTTATCAGCAACGAAAGCTTTTACAGGATAATTAGTATCCACGCTTACAGAGCCAGAACCGGGCCAGTAACTTATCCAGATTGGTTTCTTTGAAACCGAATCAACGTATTCTACGCCCATCAGGACACCAAGTGCAGGCGTAGTGCCGCCTGCTGTGCTGCCAGCTTGATCAATGGTGCCTGCCGAAGTAGGTACACATAGCGCATACTGGTAAATCACATTAGTGTTGTCGGAAGCAATTTCATACTGGGTTACACCAGTAGAATTAACACCACTACCAACAAGCCCGATAGGACGGAGACCATAGGCCGTATTTGCATTAGCCATTATAATTCTCTCCTAAAGGGGTAGCCCATTTTATTTGTTGGGGCCACCAAAAGTTACACGAGATTGACGGTCGGGTTTATTGATCGTCATCGATGAATGTGCATTCTCTCTCATCATGTCGTGATCCACTGCATCCATCTGGTCTTTACTTCGACCTGCGAAGTAGTTAGTCCTTTCGGCTACAGTTTCGTCCGGAATCCGAGCGAGTAGCAATCCGCCAACTCCAAACACACCTTTGTATTTACCTGTTTCAACAGTAGGGCTTTCAAAGTCAGGATACTCGTCCTTACGGACCAGTTCATAACCTTCCCTTAATTTGGCACTGATGTTCTTTGTATCATCAAAGCCACGCGTTTCGGCGCGAATCCAACGATGTTTAAAACCATCAGGGGCAGGTGGTGCATCTAGCATAGACGGGGGAGCCCATGGCTTACGAACAGCCTGTTTCTCCCGAGTTTGGTTAGCGCGAGAAGTACGGTTTATAGACAAACTATTTTGTTCTTTATCATTTTGTTCAGTCATTTTTTTACTCCTTCACGTATTTCGCATATTCTTCAAGCGGCACACCCAGTTTTTTTGCAATTGCAACTTGGCTCGGGGTGAGTCGGACCTTTCTCCCACTACTGCGCCCAGATGGTGTTCTTGAAGCGCCAATGACTGTCTGAGCGGGTCGTCTGTTGGTGCCTTTTGAGCCGTTCCCGAATTTATCCGCGACACGGCGATCCAGCTCAGTATAGTAGTCTTCTCCGCTGGGGTCAAATCCTTCTTCTTCCACTAATCTTTTGTGTATTCCAAACGCCGCATAAGTCATTGCTTCGTCTGAACCAAACCAACTGTTACGCAATGCCCACTGCTCTGCTTTAGCATCAGGCCTTCTAGGCTGTTGTGCTGGCATTGGCTGACGAGCTTGGTGTTGTTGTGCTGCTTCAGCTTGTTGCCGTGCTCTATCCGAACTCGACTTAGCTTGACTGGCTCTATCTTGTTGAATAGCAAGCGAAGTAAGCTCGCGTTGAGCTTCAACAGCCGCTTGACTATCCCCTAATTCCATCGCACGAGTTAATTTAGCTTCCGTTTGAGCCATTTGAGTATTAACACGAGTGGTGTACTCGGTAACATAACTGGTATCTAAGCTAGACAGCCGTTGTTTAAGGTTGTTTGACTCGCCTTGTACCGCTTTAGCATACTGAATAGCTTCTTGCTCACGGCGCTCCGCTTCACGCATTTTTTTAGTAAGACGACTAATGCGCTTTTGAGTGGAGGTTTCAGCTTTGGAAAATTGATCTTCAGAACTATCTTCATTATCAATATCAGAGTCCATCACCTCTATTTCTACTTCTTCCGCATCACCGACGTCTAATTCAACTTCGTTATTCTCAGCCATTTTTATCTCCTTAAGTTAATTGATGTATATCTTCCGGGTCCAGAATGGTTGATAAAATTTCATCATCATTAAGGATTCTTACTTCTCCACCATCAATCTGAAAACGCGAGCCCGCATACCGGGCAAACATAACCCATTGCTTTTCTTGGCACCACGGTCCAGAAGGGAACTTGACTGTATCTTGATAGGCCAATGGGCCCATCTTCAAAACATAACCAACTTGGGTGGAAATTTGGCTTTTCTCTACAGTTTCTGTAGGAAGAAAAATACCGCCTGCGGTTTTTCCTGTACCTTGGTAAGGTAAGATTAAAATCCGCCAGCCCGTAGGATTAGGCATTCGGTCTAAGAGAGTTTTCCCGATAGCGTCAGGGTTAAGGCGTGGCGTGTCCACGTAAGCATCCGCTAGGTTAGCCGCATTCTTTCCGTCGGATTTCTTAACGTCATCTTTTTCCTTTTTTGTTTCTTTTTCTGTGGCTTGAGCCAAGGCTCTTTCATCGCGGGCAATTTCTAACGCTGTTTTACCCGAATCGGGGTCTTTCGTTGTTACTGTCATAAGGATTGCTCTTGTTTATCTAGCAGGCTTTTTAGTTCCTGTTCCACGTGAGTAAGACACTCTAAATTGCCCATTAACCCACGATATTGTTCCATGGTCTTAACATTACCATGAAGCATTAAATCTGCTATGCCTTGCCGCCTTTCTTTTGCAATTCTAAAAACAGCCTCGGCTACATATAATTCATCCATCTATCCACCCCTCGCATATAATCAAACATTGTCCGATATAATCTTATCACACATTATATGGGACGAGCTAGGGTAAACTGCAAAATTATGGGATAGATCGTAGCTCGAAGTGAGGACCATCAATAAACGGACGACGGCTCTGAGACCGGCGCCTATCAATATAACTATCCATAGCCTCTTGCATCGTTCCGTCCCACTGCGCGATATTGTCCACGGTCCATGCACCTCCCCAACGAATATGAGCGCCATGCTCAAGGGCGGATTCTTTCATAGCATCAGCTAAGTCATCATATAGAGACATTTCCCAAGACGATCTTGACCCAATATACGCCATAAGATCAACCGCGTGTCCAAAACCGTCGTCTTGCAATAAATGAAAACTCTTCATGGTTTTAGAAGCGCCTTTTTCAAACAATTCTAGTTGTTCCGCTAAAGTTCTAACGCCTTGGATAACACCAAAATCTGTCGCCGTAAGTTTAATAGCGGTTTGCACCACACTTACTAGCAAAGGATGTACCCCTTGCAAATTAAGCAGACTTCCGCTAGATAATTTATAGCTCATTTTGTTAATCTTTTTGCCTTCTCAAACGTGCGAAGTCCACCAAGACCCAACATCCCAAGCAACACGGTCATAAGACTTTCCATTTCAAACGCAGGTAGCTCAGGTGCCGCAACACCAGCGTAAGCAAACCAAAAGGTAACCATCGGCACTAAAACAAAATGCCAAATCATAGCGAAGCTTAAACCCCAACCAAGGAATGGTCGCCACCCCGCTACAAAAAGACTCCTATGGCCTGCTTCGGCCTTATTTATTTCAATCTGACCCATGGCGGATTCATGTGCTTGGCGAGTTGCTAACGTAGCAATCTCATGTGCTAAGGCACTTTTTTGATCCTTGTCTTCTACAAACTTATCCAACAAGCCCACTATAGGGCCAATCAATGCTTGAATCATAATCCCTCCTTAAAATAAATTAGTAAGATACCCTATACCACCCTTTTAACCGTATTCCTAATGGTTCCTTAAAGAAGCCTGTTAAGCGAGCCTATGCCCTGCTGCGCATAGGGTCTTTCAAACACGTTGCCTGAAGGCGCTAGAACACCTTGGGTAAATACGCTACGGGGGTCTATCCCCTGCTGCAAAAGCTGATTGATCAGTGTTTGCTGTTGCGCGGGTGCAAGATTTGAAGCCAACGACCCAAGGCCCAAAGCAGTATCGGGCGTGTTCGAGCCATTTATTGAAGAGTAATCCGTTGGAACTTCTACGCCAACAGGGGCGTAAGAGTAATCCGTTGGAACTTCTACATCAATAGGAACGTAAGGGTAATCCGTTGGAACTGCTACATCAATAGGAACGTAAGGTTCTGGTTCTACCGCTGGTTCTACCGCTGGTCCGGGTTCTACCGCTGGTGTCCGGTTTGCATGAGCCTTAAGCCAATCCCGCATGATTTTTTCGCGCTCGAAGGGCTCGTATTCTTGGAGGCGACTAGTTATGTTAGCAAGAGAAGGAACGCCGTCGATGTCTTTGGATTCATAACGGAACATTACAACACTCCTATAAAACGTTGAGGACGTGCGATAGGGCTAAAACTTTTTAAAGCGCGGTTAGGCACCTTCTTAACGACCTTTGAACGTAGTTTACTTTTACTAGAGCTTTTTGCAATAGCCACTTTAGTAACCCATGTGGGTCGTGCCTTTGATCGCGGCACCCGTGCCACGGGTCCTCATTCTACGAGGTGTGTTAGCAAAATCAGTCAAACCACCAGCCACAGGAGCCGGAGCTGTCTTACCGTAAGGAATTTTACCTTGGTCTTTAATATCGGCA